TTAAACTTGCCAGCATCACCATTCTCAGGGAATACTTGATGAGTAGAATTAAGAGCCCCATTAATATAAACCTCAACAATGAATGAGAAGTTAGCTTGTCCAGTATTGTCTGATTCAAAGGTCCATTCTACATTGTTGCAGATAGGCCAAAATGGCATTGGCTCATCTATTATCGTTATTGCCATGTTCTTGTGTTTTTTGTGAATGATATTTCAAACATCAGACCAGTGACAGCAGCTAGATCATTTGCTATCCTATCAAGGACCTCATTGCTCATGACATTGGATGTGATATTGCGAGGCTTGATACCATACTTGTTCTTTGTAGCTGATGCTGATGCATAGGCATGGCTCAGATCATATCCCTTCCATTGCTGTATTGCCTTAGCATGATTCTTTGAAACATTAGGATACTTAAAGCTGTAAGGTGTTTGGAATTTATTCTGTCCTACTGGATTGACACCCTCATCTTGGAACTTGTAGTATTCATCCGCTTGTATCTCAAATGACAATGCTCCAGTAGGAAAGTATACTACTGACTGAGCTAGTCCTCCAGTATTATTTACATTAGTAAGTATATACTCTTGGAATTGTGCTGTGACCTCATTGGCAAGACCTAGAATAAACTTCTCATAAGCTGTCTGAGGCTGAGTAAGTTCAGTCTGAGATATACCTAGTGAGTCAAGAAATTGCAGATCATCAGCCATGTCTTTGTAATATGTAATCTTGTTCCGCTTTCAGCTTAAAGAAGTTCAGCCAAAATAATGTCTTTATGTATGGCTGCCTTGTAATTTCATCCACATCTTTGCCAAGCTCTTGTGCCAGCTTGAGGAGGATTCTTGTCCATGTAAACCATTCGCTGTCTCTAAGAGTTTCTGATGCATTGTCTGATTCTGATTCATCAGCCTCGCTGTCTGTATTCCCAAGATAGCGAGACTCCGCCTCTCTGATTCTCGCAAAAAAAAAGCGAAGAAGTTCAGAAATTCATCACCAGGGAAGGCCCTCTTAAATATCTCTTCCCTCTTCTTATTGGGATTGATGACCTTGCCCCTATCATCCTCTTGGCAGTATTCCATGCCCTCCTCAATGTAGCAGATAGCCAATGCCTCACATGGTGATGAGCTGACATCCTCAATGAGCTTCATGTCAATGATCTGACCAGTCTCTATAGCACTAAAGTCCTTTTCAAATCTGTATCTCTTGCCTTCTATCTCAATGAATTCAGATGGCTCCTTTGTGCTGTATTGTGATAGCATATTCAGAAGTACACTACTGGCATTCATGATGTCATCAATGTGAATCTTTCTGACCTTGTTGATTGGCAGTCCAGTGAATATGCTGACAAGCTGTGACTGAAAGTCAAGCATGTTGATAAGTGACTTATCTGTCTGCTGGATGAATGGTGCCAGCATGAGCCATTTAGTCAGCTGATCAGGTCTACATTCTTGGATTGTCTGTGGATAGTTTACATCAATGGTTTTCATGCTCTTAATATTTTGTATTGCCCTCTCTTACTATAGTTCTTTTTGCTATGCCATGCCAGTGCTAGTGAGATAACCCCATCATCATGCAGTCCACTTGGTGCAGAGTATTGTACTGACCTAGTATTCGGATTGTAAATATAAGTAAAATTCTCAAGCTCATCTATCAGCCATTGCTCCTCTATTATCTTGATGTCTGACTGCTCAAAGGCTAGTGCTAGATCCTCAATGATGATTGGCTTGGTCTTGCTGGTAGTGGTGAAGGGATTGACTAGGTTACGCAGTCTTGAGGACAGCATCTCATAGAAGATATCACCTTGATTGTTGACCTCTATCAATGTGACTGCTTGATATTGCTTGATGATGTCTGCTACCTTGTCAATGATCTTGGACCATTCATCATGCCGCCACCTACCCACATAGACCATCTGACCTCTATCATTCAGTATTGTCAATACTGTGTAGTCATCTGCCCTACCTATGTCTAGTCCAGCATAGCACTTGCCACCTCTCTCCCATGTGCCAGCTGACTGCCTCACGTTCTTGAATAGTCCGCTTGCATTATCAATGAATTCAGCCATGTATTCTTGTCTGAAGATATGATCAGGCAGTGACCGCTTTCTCTCCTCCAGTTCTTGTGGTGCAATCATTGGATTGTCATAGGATGTGAAGTGGATGTACTTGTATCTGTCATCATAATTAGGCTGCATACACAAGGTATGAAAATGATTCTTGCCCTTTGGTGTTGATATGAAAATCACCTTCTTGCCCTTGACCATGACAGTTGCTGATAGGACCTCATTCCACAGTTCAGGTCTTGTGAAGGCCATCTCATCCACTACCATAAAGTGGAATGTATTCCCTCTGATATTGTCGGGCCGTTCACCACTGAAGAATTCTATTGATGATCCAAAGCCAGTGACCTTGAGATCTGATTTGTTGAATTCAAATAGTCCGCTGTTCTTGACTGCTCTCTCAAGCTCTGCAAATACTTTCTTGCCTTGCTTGTATACTGGTGTAACCCAAGCAATCTGTGAGCCTGGATGATTGATGGCCCAGTACAGAAGCTGATTGATTCCTAGTAAGGTCTTGCCAAACTGCCTACCAATATTCAGAGCATAGTATTTCTCGCTGCCTTGATTGATAGCATTGTGGATATGCCTCTGATTAGTATGAGGTTTGTAGCCTTTGATTGTACTCATTCATCAAAGTCAAAGTTATCAACATTTCTAGTTTCTACTTGCTGGCGATCATGCATGCCTAATCTGTTCTTTGCGTAGAATATCCCCTTGCCCTCATTGCCCACAATATCAACAGCTAAGCCTTTAAAAAGCTCATCTATTTTTTTAATAGTGTCAGATTTGAGTTTGTCATCAGAATTCAACCAAGTGTAATAAGTCTCTCTTACAATACTCTTTTCTTTCCTCACAATAGGAATCCATATTCTAAGGAAGTAATCTATAGTAGGTATATGCCTATCTAGTACCAGGACAATCTCTCCTTTATTGGATATCATTTCTTTCTTATGGGACATGCACTCTTCGATATAGATATGTGCTAGTTCCTCAAGGTGTTTTATGAATTCATCTGAATAGGCCATTCTGTAATATGTTATTTTGTTTCATATAGTACACCTATACCAGGTAAACTATTAACTACATTATTATTATTATCATAGTGTTTTATAATACCTAGCTCCAGCACCTTCTCAATTTTTGCCTTATTTGATCCAGTAGCATATACTCTTGACTCAGGTATACCTAGCTTGTCAGCCTTGGCCATCATTCCCACTTTACCGGACCTTGCCGATATGATGTATACTATTGCACCTCTATTGATCCATTCAGCTGCTAGTATCTCGCCGTTAGCTGTTGAGACAGTGCCATCATAGTCAAAGGATATCTTTTCACCAGCAAATTGACTGGCACATACTGCATATCTTTGAGCTTCATCTTGATATTCAGTTTTCATCTTTTCATCAGACATACATCTTGAGATGAATTCATTATCAGACTCTGCTGATGTTGGTGTTGGTATTGGCATTACTTGCAGTATTTAGTATAAAATGTATAGGGCACCACCTTCATCTTTGCCAGGATCCATATCAGTGGCCTATAGGCTTTGAAGTTGTACTTCTCATATTTGGCTCTGTCACCTTTGCGAAGGCTGATTAGTGCATTTATTTTTGATTCGTATTCCCCCAGCTTAGTCATGTCAAACTCAGGCTTAATATCGAACAGCTCTCTACCTTGTTGCTTTGTCAATCTGCCTGATCTGACTTGTGCAGAAAGGTATACTATTCTCTTGTCAATGCCAAATTTATTAGGCAGTAGAAAGCTCCCTACAAACTCAGTGTAAACATTCTCACAATGCTTGCCGCCATAGTCTTGCCATTGAATAAGTCGTTTCATTTCTAGCTCCATTGTCTCTCTATCGAATCCATAGTGGAATGGTCTTACATTCTTGATTCCTTTCAGTGCATAGTAAAGTTGATCCTTGAATGTGAATAGTGGATAATTAGTTAGCTCTGATTGTGTATATGCCTTGTACACTGATCTGATGTATTTGGCATCCATGTAGGTCCATGAGGCTGGTGTTGATCCCTCAGTTCTGAAGTCATGACCATTGAGAATATACTTGATCTTGTACTTGTGTGCAGTATCGTACATCAGCTTTGTCATGGCAATATCATTGGGGATATCTGCATCAGGCAGTCCAGCATATAGGAATGCTTCATTTAGCTTGTCATATTCTGACTTATTCACCTGGTATGTGATTGCATCCACATTCAGCTTCTTGATGAGCTGCTGCATATTGTGGACAGCTTGTGGTGCATTCCAGTTGTTATCGAAGTGAATGACTAGCGGCTTAAGGCCCCAGTAACGCACAGCAGTGTACAGTAGAACTGAGCTGTCAAGACCTCCACTAATCCCCATGATGCAATCGTATTTGTCACCATAGCCATGTTCTCTGATTCTGTTGATAACTCCATTCAGCTCATCAGGATTTGACTGCTGCTGTAGCTCATCATGTAGATCACAATAGTTGCATTGCTTACTACCTATGACAGCGAAGTCAGAAGTGAATAGGCATCGTTTACATTCTTTTTTCATTATAATATTTCATGAAGTTCGTATATCTCAGGGAATGACTGAAGGAATGCAATCTGCTCTTTTCCAGTGATGCGTTCACTCTTTAACTTGCCAGTCCAATGATCCTCAAATTTATGCTTATTATTCCATTTATCTGTACTGATTGATAAGAATTGTATCTCATCTGCATCAAATATCCCTACAGATGCATCACTGATAATTGCTCTGAGCCACATGGCCCAGTCAAGTCCGCTGTTCAATCTCTTGTCAAATGGCTGCCAGTTGATCTTATCAAGGAATCTATTGGATAGCATTCTGCCAATACCTATAGGCTCATAGGATCTTGGTCCTTTGCCGTATCCAGTCCAGTTGACCAGTCTGATCTTATCAGCTACATCAATGAAGTGACATCCTAGCTTTCCTACCATGTCAAACTCTTTGAGCTTATCTTCAGCCTCTTGGATGTAATTATCTGACACCCAGTCAGAAGAGCCAACAAACAGCACCCCAGTAGGATTGTATTTCTTAGCTGCCATGAATCCAGCATTCCACTTTGCACCCAGTGGATCATTAGATATTTCTACCCACTCTGCACCCAGCTTGATGCACAGCTCTCTATCTTCAGGATCATGGCCCATGCATATGACTTTGACTCCAGCCTTCTGAAGTCTTGTGATTGTGATCTTCAGCAGTGGCCTTCTGCCATTTACTGGAATAGGAGCTACAATCATGATTTCAATGCATTAAGTAGGTCAGCTTTCTTTGGTGCTGCTCCTAAGTTTAATCCTCTATCTTTTGCCAGTGCCTTCATATCATTGTAGCTCATGCTCTCATAGTTATATTGTTTTGTTCCAATAAACTGAATCTTAGCTGGTTTGATTTCTGTATTGATGTTGGATTGAATGTGAGCTGCTAGATCTCTCATTGCATTCCGTACGCATGTGCCACATCTTTTATTGAGCACTATGTTCTTGTTTAACTTGAGCCATATAGCTAGCTCCTCTTTTAGCTCTTCATTCAGTGCAAAGGATCTAGTCTTCATAAATCTCTGCACCTGGCTCATCAGCTCATTTGATATCATGGCTTCATAATTTTAAGTAGTTTCTTTTCTAAGGCTGTGCCTTTTATCTTTCTTCTTAGCTCTCTGCTATTGTGCAGCTCACGCAAAAGTATTGCACCAATCATGGCAAAATACTTGTCCTGATCAGTCATTACTTGCTCTCCCATGATTGTATAATATCTGCTAGTAAATATGTGATGAATGCTATGCCAACAGTGTGCCAGTCATACATCAGTAATAGTATCACTGAAGTCCAAAATGATAGACAGCTCCAGCAGTTTAATGGTTTAAGATCAGGCAGTTCAAAGGTCATCATTGCTCTTGATATCCCTAGGCTCGCCAGTATGAATAGAATATAAATCATTTTTAAATTGTTTTATGGCACCATGGATGACTCTGAGGGGCAGATTTGTTTCTGCTTTGATATCTCTATAAGTCATCCCATACAGATGCATCTTAGTTAGTTCTTTACAAAATAGCTCTTGATCATCTTCAGGAGATTTCTGCATGTAGTTATCAAGATAGCATTGATATTCTGATAGGTCATCATCTTCTGTCTCTTTGAAGGCAACATCTGTCTCGAATGGGAGCAGACGTATTGGGGGATTGAATTTCTTGTTGAATTCACTACCAGGCCATTTCCACTGATTGTATGCAAATCTTGCAAATGTTCTTGGAAGATCGGCCTCTTGGATATCGAGCTTACTGAGTATGATGAACACATCTGAGACAAGGTCACGATATAGCTCTGAGCCTCCAGTGATCTTGATAGCGATATTGTATGCCTCCTTATTCCAAAACACATCCCGAAGTTATTAAATATTTGAATACCTCATTGATAAATTGTTCTGATACTGGCTTGCTATTACAAAACCGCCACAGCTGTGCATAGTTCAGATCACTATCTTCTGACAGATGAGTCAGCTTGTAACGAGAAGAAAGCCTCTTGTGAAGCTCTCCTCTCATCCAATCACTTAGGCTCACATCAGAAGGGAAGGTCATCTTCAAACTCATCTGCTGTTTTTATTTTATCAGTTGTATTTTGTAGCACTGGTGCTGGTGCTGGAGCCACATAAGGCTCTTTGATTGCTGCACTCATGTACTTAACTCCTGATTGAGCTGTTTTCACCCATAGTGAAATCTCAAGCTCCTTGCCTTCTACATTGATCTTGCCTCTATAGTCAGGCTGATTGTCGGCAGTCTTCTTATCGTTTTTGAAGATTGCTCCACTGTTGATTTTCTGTTCCATTTTAAAAGTATATTGGTGTATAATTTCTGATTTGTTCAATGGTCATATCTATGATCATTTGCTTGATGTTCAATGGCCCTCCTGGACATTGAATTGGTGGTGCTGTTATAATATCACAAGCCATACTAAACCACTTTAATATTAGGCCCATCATACTCTTCTGTGGCATTTAGTTCCTCAATCAAATCATCTGCCAGGATAACTGATTTTTCCACAAGTGTATTCATTGCTTTGCCTTCTGAGGCAATGATCATTGCTGCTAGCAATTCTGTTGCTATTTGTTCACGTTTCGTCATTATTTCTATAAATTAAATTAGTTACCAGTACCCATAAATTTTCGCCTAGTTTCCAAGTCCTCAAGGATTTGATCCAGCTTTGCAGACACCTCATGATATTCCTCATTAGTCAAAGGTATTAAAGATATTTGAGTAAAGTAAACCCTCCAATACATTGATTCAGACTTGATGTCATACACATGCTCTTGTACTATTTCCATCACTTATTATTTAGCTTGTTAATATACTGCACATAAAATTTTGATGCATGTCTGAGTCTCTCCAGCATTGCTAGCTCAAGCTCAATGTCACGTTCATATCTGATGACTGTGATACGTTTTGCTGCATCAATATGGTCCACTCTATGCAGAGACATATTATCCCACTGATTAAGAAGCCCAAAATCATTGTTTGGATCTGTTGACACCATGCAGTAGATGAGCTCAAATGATGGCCTATCATACAGGTACATGTAGGCTCTGCCTTGCCATTCATAAAGTGACTCATCACCATCCTCTGCTGTTGCTGGCCATGTCTCAAGTGACCAAGATGTTTTGATGTCAATGATGGTATCATCCAGCAGGATGTCACACTCACCAGTCATCAGCTCAGTCTCTAGTCTGACATTGTTCTTTTTGTAGTCAGTGAATCTGACTGCATTGACTAGATCAATGCTGTCTTGCTCTTGCTCAATGCCCTTGATGATGTACTTGTTATTCAGCTCAATATTGTAGCCGTAGAAGTCTTGTTTTGCAATTGACTTGATGTAGCTCTTAGCTGTTTCTGATAGGACCTCTGACTTGCTTCTAGCGTTTGTCATGATCTTCCCTATACTTGATGGATGCCATTTCATATTTCAAAGTTTTGTTTGATGTAATCTTCTGAATTCTCATAGCCTTCTGACTTGTACTTGCCATCAATATAGGCTGTCATTATCTCCAGCTTAGCTTTTTGATAGAAGTTTTTTATCCATTCTGATCTGAGATCGTCACTAATTAAAATCCATTCATCACTATGCATAAACTCTACCATCTGTTGTATTGCCATTGGTCTCATAGTTTTGCCTCCTGATTTTTAGTTAATAGATAGTTTGTTCTCAACTCCTCAGCTGTATACTCACCTCTTGCAATCTTAGCCAGTGCTCTGCCAAATGCCTCATCTGTAAGTGATGTCTTAGCTGCTGGCTTTGGCTCTTCAGTTGCCTTAGATGCTGCTTTGCCATCATCATCTGTTGCGGCCAATGATAGGATGCTGGTCAATGTGTATCTGCGATAGTAAGAAATGGCACTACCGAGCTGCTGGGGATTCTGTAAGTCAGGCAGTTTCATCATTGATTCTACATGCTCACCAGTGTCAACATCTATAATTTTAGTGTAGACCATTTGGTCAATGATAGGCTGCATGATGATCAGTCCATTCTCCATCAGAATATTCTCGCATGCATCTAGTACAGCATTGAGATCTGCGTATCTTGAATGATGTGACTGAGCATTCTTGTGGACCTTGCCAATTGCCAGCTTTGCGTTATGCAGTTTTTTGTACATAGGTACCGGAGCTGCACTCTCCTTTTCTTTAACTGTTGCCATAATTTGTGGTATTAAATTTCAACAAATATAATTATTATTTTGAGATAAACAAATCAAACCATTGAATAAATTCATCGAATGACTTAACTATTAGATATGTTCCTCCAGCTTTCTCTATCATTTCTTGATATCTTATCTGTGCTTCAGACTGTCTATCCTTGCCATACTTAATCTCAATCTTCACTGATCTGCCATTGATTGTGGCTGATATGTCAGCAGATCCCTTTGTGCCAGTTCCTTTGGTCCACTTGCCAGGCATCTGTCTTGTTCCCTCACCTACCTTTAGCTTGGCTCCTTGCCTCCACATTCCAGTAGTATTGATTCTTTCAGCTTGATAGCCTGATAAGTTGATGAATGACACCACTGATTTGGTCAAAGCATTAGCTGATGAGTCGGCCCACTTAGTCTTAGCCAGTGCGAATTCAGGCATTGAGGGATATTTCTCTTTGAGATGTGCTGTCTCAAGATCAATAAGTCTTTGTTTATTTTCCTTGTTCATATATTCTATCTAGTGTTAATGTTTTACCTGGTGCCAAAGTTGTATCTCTTGCCCAATCTTGTGCGTTTACAAATGTAAACTTGTGCTGTTCAGCTGGTACTACTCTCTTCTGCTCTGACAATTTGCTGATGAATAGGGCAAAGATTGTAGACCAAGCTATGATCATGATGATTGATATTTGTTTCATATTAAAAAGGTGCTTTATCAATTGTTTGTAAATTATCCCATTCAGATTCTTTCTTTTGCTCAGTCACATATTCAATGTAAGGAATGGAGCCATTCTGCTTGCCAGCATCTACTCTTGTAAGTTTACCTTTCTTTACAAGATAATCTCCATACTTTCTGATTCTGCCTGATGTATATTTCTGACTAAACTTTCTGTAAGTAGGATACTGATCACAGAATTTCTCAAACATATCCTTGAGAATCATTCTCTCATTGAATTTCATGTTATCATTTATCCAGCTGTAGAAGTCATGACCTATCTCTGACATTAATCTCTTTTCATCCAGGTTAACTGATGCATAGTTGACAATGCCATTCTTTAAATAATACTGGATGCATTCAATCATGAAGTTATCAAACTTGCTCCACTCTTGCTCATCCCAATCATAGAATAGATTGCGGCCAAAGTCATGGAATGGTGTGAAGGTCTTGTCATAGTGATTGTGTAGCTCTATTTCAAACTTTCTACGTTCATGTGAATTCCCTTCACCTTTCAACACATAGTTTGTTGGGATTGCAATCTTTGGCGTTCTGTCCTTTTCAATAAAGAATTCATCTTTGTTTTTCTTGTTGACTGGCATCCCATCCGTAACAATTGAGAAGAGCTTTTCAAAATCAAAGTTTTCATTCACATCATCAAAGATCAGTATCTGAGTATCCAGGCTCACTCGCTGGAAGGCAAAGTCCTTTGATGGATCAAAGTTCTTTCCGTTGATGGTGCATGTATTTTTAAACTTACTTAGTGCTTCAGTGATTATTCCCTTTCCAGTTCCTCCTTGTGGATTGTCAGAGATATCCTCATCATTTAAGATTATAGCTGGTGAGTAATATGGATTCTTGTAAGTGTGCAACATATAACCTATCACAGATCTGAATGAATCATATCTATCTTGAGTCTTGCTGATATTAACAATAAACTGTTGAAAGTCACATTTACTGCTAGACTTTTTATAAACTCTATCAATCACTTGCTTATCCCAAACATGCTGAATAAAATCAACATATTGCTTCTCTTCTACTGACTGAGCTGTAATCTCAACTAGACAATTCTTATAGAATAGATATGCCTTATCTTTGAGATCTCTAATAAAGTCTACATCCTTTGCTTTCATGTAGCTCAGAAAGTCACGTTTAAAATACTTAGTAACTGATGCCATGAAGTCAAACACTACATGATCCCCTTGCTTCTCAACGTGATCCAGTACAAAGTCTTTGATTAGATCCTCATTGATTTCTTTTACAAAGTTATTCTCAACCTTGACAAACAGATATGAGAGCTCTGAATTCTGATACTTAAAGAATCCATTCTCTGCTAGAAAATCTCTGTACAAAGTAGGGGATAGTGTGACTCGGCCCTTATCATTTTTCCTCCAAAAGTTTTTTAATTCACTTTCAGCCTTATCCATGATTATCTCAACCTCATCATCTGAGTATTCTTTGAGCTTTGACTTGATTGTCTTAGGCTTTTCACCTTGCTTCAATTCATTTTTAACATAGTTGATTATCTCTTTGTCCTCAAATTGTGATGTACCAAAGGCTCCCTTATCTCTATATCCTGACTTTATGCATTGAAGCAGCTCATCCCTTCCCAGTACATCAATGTAGTTATTGAGAATGTATGTTTCACATTCACTTTGCTGGATTCCGTATCTGTTGAATGCTGATGCCAGGTTAAAAAAGCTATTGTTTCTGTTGCCTTCTGAGAGCTGGTACTTTGAGTCAAACCATTTTTGTATGTTCTGAATGATCTTATTTGTTGACCTCATTGGAATTGTAGCCACATAAGTCACATCAATATCCTCAACCTCTTCAATGATACTGAGATATATTTCACTGTTGTTGTTGACATAGATGTCAGGATCATAGGAATCAAAACAATTCCTTGAGATATTGATGGAGCTGTTATCCCAATACTCAGAATCAAAGTGCTGTTTCAAAGATAGAAAGTGCTTTCTGTGATTCTCAATTACATCTGTAATCTTCACCACTACTTTCAATCCTTTGCCTGATGGTGATGTGAATAGAATGTAAGTGTAAGGATCTACACATAACTTTGCTCTATGCTCTGCCATCACCTCATCATTTGGATACTTGTCAAAGTCTAGGCATATCAGTCCGCTGTGAGTCTTTATTCCAGCATCATTGCCATACTCAAAAACTCCTGACCATCTGTATACTGGTAATTTGTTTTTCTCAATGGTATATTCATCCTTGCTTAAAGTCCGCATTTTTAGAATACGATCTCTGTACCTACTATTTTTTATCCTTTCAATTGCAGTTTCTACAGTGATGTAGTTCTTGTCAAATGTCTGCTGTACTGATTTGTATATTGATATCATATCTCTTCAATGCTTTTAGTTACTAAATAATGATACACAGTGTACTCATTCAAGTATTCCCATAAAGCATTAATAGATAATTTTTCATAAGATAGTGGCATCTGATTCCAGTGTACCTCTAAATTACCTTTGTGATCAATCAAAATGTCAATCTTATTTTCATCAATCAGATTAGATTGTTTAATAAAGTTTGATAAAGTTTTGATTCTTTCATCTTTGTAGTTCATCCCTGAACTATCAATTCTTACATGTTTCATGTGCAAGTTGTTTAAATAAAAAGGCCCCTCCAGCTTTCGTGACGCCCCACTACTAACTGAAAGAGCCTTAAATAAGTTCTTTCTATACCTGGGCGTAGGATATTGCAAATGTAAAACAAATATTCATATGTTATTTAACATCCGATTTATTTTTATACATCCGATTTACTGCCGATTTATTTTACTTGTAACTATTTGATAATCAATAAACAGCCGATTATCCGATTTATTTTTACATTTTTTAAAAAAAAAGTTTTTTACCACATTCTTTAAAAATAAAATATATATAGAATAGGAGCTGATGTAATCGGCAATCAGATTATTCATACAGCTGCACCCATTCTGTGACCTTACCAATGAAGTCATAATCCTCTAGGATCACAAGTCCAACTGGAGATTTTTCTATTGGACAATCAAACTCTTCTCTGAGCATGAAGATATCTTTCTCAATGGATGACTGACTGTATTTATCGGATAGGATATGATTTATCCTGGTATGCAGTCTTGCAATTGTGTACGGCCTTTGCTGAAGGCAGTATACAATAGCTGACATTCGTCTTAATTTGTTCCTCATAGCAATTCTTTTAAGTCCTCCCTAGTAATGTATCCACTCTTGTCAAGAAAGTGGCTAGAATCGTCTGTATTGAGCTTCAGCGTCA